CACTGCAAAGTCGACGGTCGTGATCTCGATGGCACGGCACACCACATCTACCAGGCGGTCGTCTACGCCGTCCAATCGCTCAATGCTACGCTGAGATAGTCTGAACCCGTTCATCGCGGCCAAGCCCCGTTTAGCGCTCTTGAATCAAGGGCGTGTCCATCAGCATCTTTTGCCACCGCTTCAAGCTGTCCGACACATTCTGCGAGTACGGTTGAGAGGGTTGTTGCGTGAGCACGGACGGAGGTGCAGGTAGAGGTGGACACACTGCTTGTGGTGTTGGCGATCTGGTTGCGCAACCGCTCAAGATCGTTACGAGCATCAGTAGCGGCACGAGCATTGCGCTGTGCGATTTTGTTTGCCTCATCGATGGCCTCCTGTTTTTTGCGCTCGAGAACTGTGTACTTGGCCAGGGCATCTGCGTTTGCTTGTGCGACCTGGCGCTCATGATCAGCGATCAGTTGGTCGATCTTGGAATTCAGACGCCACCCATTCGCTGTCCATCCCATCGCGAATGTTGCGATTAGAAGTGCGGCGCTGATCAGCAGTTTGAGTTTGGTGTCGAGCATTGTTTGTCCACTTGTCATCTACAGTCGAAAACCCGATATACGCGCCCACCACAGAACCCACGAAAAGGTAGAACGCGCCAGCGACGCTTCCAAGTTGAGCAGAGTCGGTGACGAGTAAGAGCAAAGGGAACACCAGGCCTGCAACCAAGGAAGCCCAGGCCATGCGTCGTCTGTTCTTCCATCGGTCAACATGGTCCATTATTCCTTGTCTTCCTTGTGCTCGAGTTTCTTGAATATCAGGCCCAGCGTGTTGTCGATCTTGTTAAAGCCGTCCTTCATGTCCTGCTTGATTTCGCGAACTGCTTCTTTGAAATCATCCTTGCGCACATAGACCTCTGGCAGATCACGCTCGATTTGGCGGATGTCGCTCTTGAGTTCTTTGATCGCGTCCCAGATAACTTTCAAGACCCAGCCTCCAAGAAATCCGCAAACACCTACCACCCAGTTAAACAGCGTCTGGTCCATTCATTTCACTCCTGTGGCTTTGGATACATGGCCTTAACGGCCAAGCAGTCCGCAATGTATTTATCAATTTGTGATTGATCGCCTTTGACCACACCGTCAATGTAGTCAGTGATTGGCGGGTAATCTGCGGAGCGAGCGTGCTTGTATGCGTTGTCGTCAGCAAGTTTTTTCAACTCATTGCGCTCAGTCAGCACTGCCTCGCACTCTTCACTTGTGAGGGCAACTAGATTGCCATCTGCAAAGCAGGCTGGTATAGAAAAAGGCTCACCATTAAAAATACCAGTGGCTTCTTTTGTTTGCTCGTTTACAAAATAATTTTCAATCATGACATATTCACTCCATAAACAGCATAACTTAGGGTAGCAATGTTTGCTCCACCAGCAAAACGCAAACCCCATAGTGCTGTAGTTTCAATATTTATTGCGCCAGTATTAATGTTTTGCGCGGTACCAGAATTTGTGCGAATTGCCGCATTTGCAACGCCAGACCATTTATTTGATGTGCCATTTAACATAAGAGTTGCATCAATCGAACCATGGTATATGCCTGTATCGGCTGTTACGGATGTTGTATCGCCCAATATGTACCAATGTGGTTGATTTGAGTAATTTACTTGAGCATTTGCTCCTTCACCTTCACGAGTTGCGCCACCATACCAACCGCCAGCAGTGGTGCCGCTACTAATCAATTTGCTAATCCAAATTTGTGTAGCAGACGCCATTGAAATATTGCGAATAAAAAACTTGTAGCAGGTGTATGAATGCGCACTCAAGTTGATGTCAAGAGCGGCGGTAGCTGATGAAATAGTTCCAGACGCAAGACGAGTCATTGCCGCGTTTGCTGGTGGCATAGTCAATGTTTTGCCGCTGAGATCAAGAGTCGAAGCCAGCTTTCCGGCAGACACTGCAAGGTTTGCAATATCTCCTTCTTTAATCTGCGTGTCAGTACCTAGCAAGTCTGCAAGATTGCGGGAGTTGGACATGGTTACGCTCCTTCAGTCTGCGCGGCCTGTGCTCGTGCGGCGGCTTCTGCTTCGGCCTGGGCCTGGCGTTGCGCGGCAGTGATCACCCAGCCGTTTTGAAATGCCAGGTCGACCATGGCTTCTTTTGAGCCAGGGATCTGGATGCCGTTGGCCAAGCACTGCTCGACGCAGATCTTCGCGATCTCATCGATGGCGATGCGGCAACGCTCATGCACGGCGTTGTCGATCCAGTCTTGCTGGCTCATTGCCGCGTAGGAAAGAGCCTTGTCTTCGGCGGAAGAAAGAGTAATTGTGTATTGAGACATTTTTTTCCTTTCGTTTATCCGAGCAAATAGCCACTAAACACATTCCATTGTTGGTCGTTATAAACAAGACCAAGTGCGTATGACAAGTTTGCGTAATCACCAGCAACCATTGCAATTGCAACAGCGCAGGTTGCTGTCTGGTATATGCCAGAACCATTAGTGCGAGCGATTGAATATGTTGAACCATTCATGGTTATCATTACATCTAATATTGAAGAAGAGTTATCTTTCAATGCATTAAATGTAAACATATAAATCCCGGAAATGGGCGCGGTAAATCGTCCATTCCCGGTGTTGAAGTGATTGCCTCTATTTGTAAGAACAGAGTATGTGCCTGAATTTGGAAGCCATCTAACAGAAAAAGCGGGTTGTTCTGGAGTTGTTATTCGGCCGGCGGAGTCGATTGCAAAACGCACTGCACCAGCCGTTTCATCTGCAATTGCAAAATTTCCGTTTGGAGTAAATTGAGATCCGTAATTTGAAACAGACCAATTTCTGTTTGTGTTTTGCAAAGTCAACCGAGCCATGTTTCCAGTAGATCGAACAATTGCTAGTTGTTCGCCGGTTGTGACGAGGTTGCCAGTCATCGTGTCGCCAGCCTTGTTGACTGGCGTGTAGCCGATGTTTGACACAGCGGCACCTGCGGCAAGTTTGTTCGCGCTGACTGTGCCGTTGATGATGTCGACGCCATTGATGCTGGCCACACTGAATGTGCCGAATGCAACGATGTTGAGTTCGTCATTCAACGCGGCGGCAGATGCCAGCACGATGCTGGTGCCGCTCGTCGCGGTGTAGTCGGTTTGGTCTAAGCGCACGCCGTTGAGGTATACATCAACGAAGCCTGCGTCATAGGCCATGGTGTTGCCGTTGCTGTCAGCACCAGTGAAGGTTGTCTGGCCAGCAGTGGCGATGTAGCGGAAGCGTCGGCTGGTGCCGTTCACGCTCGAGCCAGCAGGAACCCAGCCGGTGCTCGCGTACACGAACATGGCGTTGGACACGCTGTTGAAATACAGGTCGCCGATCTGCAATGCACTGCCGTCATTGCGCAATGTTGGGGGCGTGCTCTTTGCGCCCTGGTACACATCGGCAAAGTTGCTGATGTCTGCCACATTGGCGGCGACGATTGGAATGTCTGATGCGACACCGGCCACAGTCGTGACATTCGACGAGATGCCTGCGACCGTGGTGACATTCCCAGAGATACCAGCCACAGTCGTGACATTTGCGGCCACGCCTGCAACAGTGGTCACATTGGCCGCAATGCCTGCAACCGTAGTCACATTGGGTGCAACACCTGCGACAGTGTTCACATCACCGGCAATGCCTGCAACGGTCTGCACGCTTGCGATGTTGGTGCCAACAGAGTTGACATTCGCAATGTTGTTTGCAACGACATCGATCTCGCTGGTCGGCTCGTTTAGATCATTGGCAACAGTTGTGATTGCGGCGATGTTGGTCGCGGCAGTATTGATGTTGGTCGAGTTTGTTGCAACCGCATTGATGTTGGTGCTGTTACCAGCCACAGCATTGATGTTTGTTGAGTTCCCTGCAACAGAGTTCACATTCGCAATGTTGGTTGCAACCGTGTTCACATTGGCGATGTTGGTCGCCACCGTGGTGATGTTTGCGTTGTTGCCTGCGGCAGTGTTCACGCTGGCAATGTTGTTGCCGACCGTGTTGACATTGGCAATGTTGGTGGCCACTGTATCGATCTCAGACACAGGCTCATTGAGGTCTGCGGCCACAGTATTGATTGACGCAATGTTCGTTGCGGCAGTCGTGACATTGGCGCTGTTGGTGGCCACAGTCGAGACATTGGCAGAGATGCCAGCCACGGTGGTCACATTGGCAGAGATACCGGCCACAGTGTTCACATTGGCAATGTTGGTGCCGACGGTGTTTACATTCGTGATGTTGGCCGCGACAGTTTCAATCTCAGACACCGGCTCGTTCAAGTCAGCCGCAACAGTATTGACCGAAGCCACATTGGTGGCCACAGTCGTTACATTGGACGACACACCGGCGACGGTGTTTACATTGCTGATGTTGGTCGCAACGGTGTTGACATTGGAAATACTCCCGGCAACAGAATTGATTGACGCAATGTTGACTGCATCAATGTCCAGGTTGTCTGCACTGTCAGCCAATCGAACAATGTCAGCCACAAGCGATTCGGCGTCTGCGCTACTGGTGATCGGCAACAAGGCCGCACGGTCGACAGAAGTTTGAAGTTGTTGGATCTGAATCGTTGCACGGTCCAGCGCGTCGGTGATCACTTCAGGGTAGAAGCCACCCTGGTTGGTCAAGTCGGTTGGCTGAAGGTTCTCGATGTCCGAGGTGATGACCAGGTTGTAGCCGGTCGCCAGGGCGCCAGCAGACAGCGTGATCGTGCCGCCAGGGCTGGAGTTTTGGTCTTCGTTGACGGACGCGGTGAAGTCAGTGTTGAGGACCAAAATCGTTTCGATGTTGGTTGCAACCGTGAGTTTGACCACTTCCAGGTCAGAAG